TTTAATCCGTTCTGCTGATTCGTTGATTTTTGAGTCGACAGTTTCCCCGTCGTAAACCCCTTTAGAGTTGATCTGCAAACTTTTGGCGTTTATCTTTAGCTCCCCTGTATCAATATCGAAAAAGAACGTGTCGCCTTTTGCCGATTTGATAACGCCGGTTCGTATTAAGTTCGCGGTAAGGCTTCCGGTTGTTATGTAGTCTGCGACGATTTGGCCGTCCTGGGTCATTGCCAGCCCGTAGGTGCCATTATAGCCCGTTGACGAATAGCCCAGGCCCGACTTGTTGAAGCGCCACACTTTCGTTGCTTCCTCAATGGTCGGCTTGTCCATGATAAGCAGTTCATAAGGCTGGCCGTCGGCATTGCGCCGCAAAACAACATAGCCGCCCTTGTTACCGGTTATCCAGGCCGAAGCGTTGGCCGCAGCGGCTTCAAGGTCGCTGGTGTCGGCCTTCGCATTTATGGCCTTGTCCTGGGCCACGATGGTGTCCGCCAGGTCGGTGCTTGCTTCGCCCAGCGTAACGCTTTCATAGCGCCCGGCCAGCACGTCGTAAACGGTTTGCACAACCTTGGCCCGCGCATTTACGCCCAGCTTTTCAAAGCGCACCGTTGCAATATCGCACAGGTTAAGGCGTTCCGCCGGGGCAATGGCCTTGTATTCCTCGGTCTGCCACAGGGGAACAAAAGACACTTTCAGTGACACGGACGGCACGCCAATGCCTTCTTTTTTGACATAAGAGGTGGCATAGGCGCGCAACTGTTCAATGGTTGGGGCCTCTTGCCAAACCTGTGAACAATCCAGCGGAACTGTTCGCGGATAGGGAAAGTTCTGTGCTGATTCGCTGGAAACAACTTTTTCCGGCAGTTCCAGCACATTCCCGTCGGCGTCTTTATAGTAGGGGTAAACCCCCGTTATCGTGTTTTCGATGCTTTCTTCCTGATTGAGGTCAACCAGGTTTTTGCCGTAAGCGATAACGACCCCGCTGTCACGTCCGCGGGCATTATGCAACTTCACCGTGTAACGGTCAAATTCGTATTCTCCGCCGTACACATCCAGTACGGAACCAGTCACGCCGCCCAGCAAGGACCGTGCCGATGCCGGCTGTTCAACGGAAAAATCGGCGGTGCTTTCCTTGTCTGTCCAAAAATCAAAGGGGCACTGTTCGGCAGCATGGCTCTTTAGCCCTTGAAGTGCCGCGGTGCAGCTGCCCGCCGCAAACGGAGAAACAGGGATGTGCGACAGCTGATAGCTTATGTGCTTGGCTCGGATGGTTACAACGCCTGAAAGCGGGGTACTTTTTTCGCATACACGGAACGGTTGAGGGGTTCCACTGTCGTTTGCGGGCGCAAAAATAATGCTTCCGTGTTTCAGTTCATCGAATAATGCGCCCGTGACAGGGTAGTCCATCGTAAGCTCAAAGGCACCGTTTCGGTTTTCTTCAACGGTGCAGGCCAGAGCATCCGACAGCGGCCCCAGGCCGTTGCTTTCAAACTCTGTTTCGTTCTCCGCGTAAAGTCTTGGTTTCACAACGTCCACCACCTTGGTTCAATTTCTATGCGTTCGATACCGCCATCCCACGATATGCCGGTGTCACCTTCCAGCGTCGGAAACTCTGCAATGGAAACGACGCTATTTTTGTTTTCGATTTCCCGCCGCGCGGTTTCGGTTTCACAGTCAAGTGTTATGTAGTCCGTCAATTCCAAAATGCGGCACTGAATGCCACCAACCGTCAGCACTCCGGGGCCTGTGCCATAGACGGTAATGATGGGCTTTGCGGCCTGATTTGTTGGATTCGACAGGATGGTACTTTTACGGATATCTATGGTTTCAAAGCCGGATGAAAGCCAATATTGCGGCTTACAATCGAATTCAATTTCAAGCAGCCCGGCTTGCTCAACAATGCTTTCAACGGAGTAATTGCCCTGTATCCTTGCTTCCCGGAAGCTGTCGGGGTCGTATGTATTGCGTAAGCGTTGGTATGCTGGGCCAGGTTTCAAAAACTGCACGGCGCGTGTAACTGCGGTGCGGAAAGAGATGCCATTCTCCGGCAGAATGGCACAGCTGTATTTTACAGTTATGTTTTTGTATCTGCCGTTATCGATGATAACATCGCCAGAACGCCCAGGCACTTCTTTACGCTCAATATCTCTTTCGGCGATAACGTGATCCGGCGGGGCGGTCATAATAATGCCGTAGTTTTCGGCGCTATCTGTGCCTAAGTAAAATGTGCTAATCATCCGAATGCTCCCCGTTTCTTGTCAATCTCGCGTCGAACCTCAATGCCCACGCGGCGGGCGATCTCCTTAATGTCTTCGGATCCGCCGTTCTCGAAGCGTTCAATGTTCAGCTGGACAACCAGGCCGCTGGCCGTGTTGTTCATGTACCGCGACAGAATCCCGTCCAAGTGGTTGTAAAAATCGGACAACGGCAGAACGGCTTCCTGGCCTGCTTCGCCGCCGCCCAAAAGGTTGCCGCCCATCTGCCCGAAAATCTGCGCGCCGGACAAAATGCCGCCCTCTTTGTACCAGTTAATGCCGAAGCTTGGCACACTGGGCGGGTTTAGGGAAAAGCGCCCGGAAATATACGGGTGCGGAAGTTGCAGGTGCGGCAAGGACCAGCTAAAATTGAAAAAGCCTTTAATGTTTTCAATGGCATTGTGTACGCTGTTTTTTGCGCCCTCAATGCGGCTTGAAATTCCGTTTTTGATTCCGTCGAAGGTGGAAAGAACGTTGTTTTTCGCGTCCACAACCGTGCTTTTGACGGATGAAAAAAGGTTAATCCAAAAATTGCGGAAACCTTCGCACTTGTTCCACAGCAGCACAAACGCGGCAATAAGCCCGCCTATTGCTACAACTACCACGCCGATGGGGTTTGCAACCAAAAGCCCCCACAGGCCCGAAAGAATGGGCATTAGGGTGCTGCTGATAAGTGGCACAACCGTGCCGCCCACAAAGCCCACAAGGCTGCCCACGCCCGTGGTAATGGTTCCCACGGCTGTAATTACCTTGCCGATAATCACAAGGGCCGGACCGATTGCAGCCACAATCAGACCAATGGTAACAATGGCTTGCTTTTGGCCGTCGTCCATTCCGTCCAGCTTTTCCTTCGCGTTTCGGATATATTCGGCCAGCTTTTGAAGGGCGGGGGCCAGCATTTCGCTGATTGTTTGCCCGAATTCAAGCCCCGCGTTTTTGATTTGGTTTATTGCAACCTCGGTTGTGTGGCCGCTGGTTTCCAGGTTTCCCAGCGCGTCGCTTGTGGCTGTTGTGCTCCCTTGAATTTCTTCAACTGCGCCGTTGAATTTTTCGGCATTGTCCCACAAAATGTTCGCGGCTTTTCCGGCTTCGGCGCTGGAAAACATATTGTTTATGCTTGTGCCGCTTGCGGCGGCCTGTTCATCAAGAACGCTTAGAACGTCGGACAAAGACCAGCCCTGTTCCATCGCTTCGGCCATTGTCAGGCCGCCTTCTTTGATGTGTTCCGTTCCTGCCGCAAACGCATTCGCCGCAGTAGAGCCTTGCTTCCCCAATTCGTTAAGCATACTGTTCAAGTATGTTGTGGTTTCAGCGGTAGCAACGCCGTTAGAAGTCATTACCGCATAAGCCCCGCACAATTCGTCCAGGTTTACGCCTGTGCTTTTCGCCGTCGGGATAACCTTGCCCATGCTGCTGGACAGTTCGGCAACCGTGGTTTTGCCCAGGTTTTGCGTCATGATAAGGTCGTTAGAAACCTTGTCGACTTCCGACGCTTCCAGCCCGTAGGCGTTCATGATCGTGGACAGAACGTCCAGCGCGTCGCCTGTCTCTGCAAAGCCGGCCCTTGCAAGGTCTGTTGCCTTCGATACAAAGTTTACGGCGTCGCCGGTCTTTTGCCCGGCGCTGATTGCGTTGTAGACGTTCTCCGCAATTTCTCCGGCTTCCACGCCGGTGCTGTCGGACAACTGCTTGATTTGCTTTTCAAGGTCGGAAATAGGCACTTCCGTGGTGTCTGCAATGGTCGAAACTTTGGCCATCCCGTCTTCAAAGTCCCAGGCCATTTTTGTAAGCGCCGTGCCCGCCGCTGCGGCCACGCCGGAAACCGGCATGAGCTTTTTTCCGACTCCCTCTACCTTGCCGCCGTATTCTTCGATTTTTGCTCCGGCTTCCTTTATGGCCTGGGCGGCAGCGGTGCCGAAGTCCTTCTGCGCTTTTTCCAGGTCTTCAAGGTGCTGCTTGGCCTTTTGCAGTTTGTTTTGATATTCCAGCCACGCGCCCCGGTCAATGTCGCCGTTGGCGTACTGGTCCGAAACCTGTTTTTGTACGCCTTCCAGGGTTTCCAATTCCTTGCGCGCGGCGGCCACGCTTTCGGAAAGAATTTTCTGCTTTTCGTTCAGCAGTTCGGTGTTTCCAGGATCCAGTTTCAGCGCCTTGTTGATTTCCTTCAAGTTGCTGGACAGGGCCGTGGAAGTCTTTGTAACGTCCTTTAAGGCGTTTGCAAGGCCGGTTGTTTTGCCGTTGATTTCAACGGTAATGCCCTTTAGTGTTTTGGCCGCCATCGTCAATTCCCCCTTTCTCCGTATTTTGCTTTCAGCTTTTCGGTTTCCGGCTCCGTCTGTGTGATTCTCCACGCATTGCGCAGCCACTTCCTGCCCGTTTCCGTCTGCGCCCGGTTGTATATCACACTGTCGCGCAGAAGCGCCCAGAATGTAATAATGTCCAGGTCATAGACGGCAGGCAGGGGAATGCCCGCGTATTCGGAAACCAGCTTTTCGCTTGCGCTGCACAGCGCAAACGGCACCCCCTCTCCGTCCGCTTCTGGGTAAGAGGGGAGCGTTAGTTTGGGTCGTTCTTCTTTTCGTTGGAAAGCCAGCTGACAAAATCCAGAACGAAACCGGCCAGCTGGTCCATGTCCATCCACTCCATAACCGTGTCCGCAGTAATTTTGCGGTGTTCCTTGTTTTTGGCGATAACGCGGGCCACGACTTCCGCCGCTTCCTTCGGCGTAGAATCCGGGCGGGACAGGTCGTTCATGCGGTTAAGTGTTTTAAGCTTCGGCGGCTCAATGTGAAGCACCTGTTTGTTGTCAGGTGCCTGGAATTCGTAGTAGCGCTTTTTGACGCCCGAAAGTACAAACACGCTTTTGCCCCCTCTCTGTTAGGTTGCGTTCTCGGTCAGTTCGTCGTCCATGATAACCAGGGTGCCGTCGCTGTCCAGGCTCTGCGCGGTCACCTCTGCGTCCACCTGCGTGGGGTTGTCATTCTGGAAGGCAATGCTGATAGTGCCGCTGTTCTTGCCCGTTACGGTAATGCGCAGCTTGCGCCCGTCGTCGCGGGTGTGGACGAAGCGGTACAGGTAGCGCTTACCGGTCTTGTTGGCAAGGCCGCCCAGCTTGTAAGTGCGGTGCTTGTGCTGGCCGCTTTTCCCGGTCTCGGTCACGCGGGCGGTTTCGATAAGCGCCTGCAGGTAGGCGGGGGACCAGGTGATAAGGCCGGTTTTGAGTTTAACGTCTTCCTCGGTGACGATGGTTTTAGAAACGCGGCCCTTGTCGTCCTTCACGGTCTGGCTGGTCGCTGTGTATTCCAGCGTTGCGCCGCCCTTGATGTTGCCCGCGCGGTTGTCGTCGATCTCGATGGTTGCGTCTTCGGGCACAGCGTCGTTAAACTCGACGATATACAGGTCGCCACTGCCCAGGATAATATTTTCGCTGTTGTCGATCTCTTTCATGTGTGTACCTCTCTCGTTGTGAATGAAAAAAGTGTTTGATAGGGGGTGCCGTCGGGGAAGTGGTCTACGTTCACGGGGCCGCAGCCTTGCAGGGCGGCCAGGATTTTGCGTTCAAGTGCAAAGTCTTTGTTTTTTGTAAAAAGGGCAACGGCCCAGGTAAGCGTTTTAATTCTCACGCGGCCCAGGTCGTCGCCGTCTTCCACTTCGTCCGCGCGGACAACGTGATAGGGAAGCGGCACAGGTGCGCCGTTCGCTGGCACAACCTTTTCCGCTTCCTGCCGGATCCCGGTTTCAGCAAGCCGGGCAAGTATGGTGCTTCTTTTCATTTGGTCGCTTCCTCGCACTCGGTAACGAATTCTTGCTGCCACTTTTCCGCCGGGCGGTCAATGTGCGGGTAGGCCGGGGCGGGGGCAGGGCCTTTGTGGCCGTTCTGCAAAAGGTGTGTAAGCTGGTAATGTGCTTTGTTGTACACGGTGTACGCCTTCTCGCCGCGTGTGTTCGCGCCTGTCTGCTTGGAAGTCCAGTCTTTTGCGTATGCGCCCGTCCGCTTCGGGGCGGTGCCGCGCAGTTCCTTGGCAAGTCCCTTTGCGCACTTTTGGGCGGCTTCGTCCACGGCTTCGGCCACGCCGTTGGCGTAGGTCCTTAGTGTCGCGGCCAGTTCCGCCGAAAAATCAAAATCGGCCACCGCCGCCCACCTCCGTGTCGTCGAAGTCGAGCAGAAGTTCCGGCTGCTCCAGGGTCAAGTCCGTACATTCGGGCAGCGTGTCCTTGATAATCTGCGTTTGCGCAATGCCGTACTGTTTACCGTTGATAACGACAAAAGCGCCGCGTTCCACCTGGTCGGCGCGCGGTATACGGATAAGGCGTTCAACCTTGTGGCCCGCCTGTTCCGCTTCGTAGTTCCGCCGGGTGCCGATAATGCGGTCTTGGAAGCGCATATTTTTGATTACCGGGACAGGCCGCTGTTTGTCGTCCAGCCGCCACACACTGCAAAGCCCGTCAAGAAAAGTTTCGAATTTGATTTTATTCTTTGCCACAGCCGAAGCCCTCCCGAAACCGAAGCATATTTAATTCGCCACTGTATTCCTCGATGAAGTCGGCGCGTTTGCTATTCACAAAGTACCAGGCCGCCGTTATAAGCAGCTGGCGAAGTTCCCCGCTTTCAAACGAAAGCCCTGGGCTTCCGGCAGTATCTCGCAGGTAGTCCAGGGCTTCTTCTATGGCGTTTTTTGTGTTGCGTTCGGTTTTTTCGTCAGGCTCCCACGTTATGTTCATGCGGTTAAGTACAGCCTGGTACAGCTGGTCGCTTACCTGCGCTGCGGTCTCCGCTGTTTCGTTCATGGTAGGCCCTCCGCGTTATCAGCCTTCTGCTTTGGTGACGACAGGGGCGACAACCTGCACCAGCGTGGCGGGGTTGGTATCAAGGGCGGAAATGTCCAGCAGGACGAAGGCGTAAGCGTCCAAGGGGCGGGCGTTGCCCTGCAACTTGGCTTTGTAGGCGCGTTCGTCCTCAAAGAAGCGCACGCTGTCGTCCTGCACGATGGTGCCGTCCTTGCTGGTTGCGCCCAGGCCCGCGAAGTAGCGGGACGCAATGCCCAGCACGGCCTTGCCGCTTTCCAGGGCGGCGGTCTGCATGGTCTCTGCGGGAATGGGCAGAATGTCGTGCGCCCAGGTGCCGTCGGGGCGGCGGAAGGAAGTAGCGGGCATAATCTTCTGCCAGTAGTCAAACGGGTTGCACAGGAAGATCAGGTCGCCGGGGTCGATGGCGCGGGCCTTGGTAGCGTCCACAGGGTCGCGGGCCAGCTTCGCCACGATGTTGCCCAGGGGCGCGGGGTCCAGCTTGTCCAGCTTGACGGCGGTCATACGCGGGTAAGCGCCGCCCACGACGCTGGCGGTGTCGGAAATATCGCGGGTCATGCCGATGGGCTTTCCGTTGCCGTCGCCGTCCACAATGGCGCTTTCCAGGGCCATTGCAATGCTTTCCGACAGGCTCTCGCGGACGTACTGGTCAAGGTACTGCGGCCCCAGATCAACAAGGTCCTGGCTGATACACATAAACACGGACAGCTTCAGCAGGGTCATGTTGAAGTCTTTCAGCGCGCCGGTCAGTTCCTTGCTGATTTTGTCGGTGATGTTGCCCCATGTCGCAGCGGAAGCGGGGGCGGCATTGACGACGAAGCGGGTCAGGTAGCTGGTGCTCACGAAGCTGATACGGTCCAACAGGGGGTGTTCCTTCTTGATGGTGCCGATAACGCCGTCGATCACAGTTTCGGGCATGGCAACCTTGAAGTTGGTAATGGCCATCTTGGGATCGCCCGACTTGACACACTTGCCCAGTTCGGTGTAATAGTTCATTTCCGCGCTGGTAAGCACATGAACGCCACGGGCGGCCATGATGGCAGTGTCCTGGTTGCGTTCGTCGGCTTCCTGCTGGGCCTGCTGCAGAACGGCTTCCTCGATGTCGCCGCAGAAGGCCGCCAAGGCCTCGGTCATTTTGGTTTCGTCGCCGGTCTGGAAGGCGGCGGCCAGCGCCGCAGCGTTCGCCTTCTTGGCGTTTGCGATAAGATCTTTGCTTCTCATTGTTGTTTTACTCCTTTGTCATGGATTCCAGCAGCATAAAAATTGCGCTGGTCTTTTTCCCTTCGGCGGCTTCCGCTGGGGAAGCGGGGGAAGGCTTCGCCGGGGGCGGCGGGGCGGTTTCTGGGGCTTTGGCGGCAGGCATGAAACTGGGCATTGCTTTTTCAAGCTGCAT